GAACATCAAAGTATGCAAATCCTTCAGCATCTACTTCTTCGGTAAAGCTTACGCTGCCTCTGTGGCATACTATGGTGCTTCCTACAGGAGCCTGAGCCTTGATCTGCAGAGGAATAACCTTTCCGGATACTTCTTCTACAGCATCAAGGATTGTTTTAGTTTCACTCCAAGACATAAGAGCTCCTTTCTTAAGCGATGGTTTCCGTTATGGATCCATCAGCATTGAATGTAATTGTCTTGGTTCTTGTTACGCCCTCATAGGTATATGCTTCGGTTATAACCGAAGCGGATACAAATGTTGTGAGCTTAACAAGACCATTCGCGAATGTTTCTGTAATTGTGCCGTCAACATTGAATACAGTTGTCTTTCCGATATAGCCGATTTCGTAGTTTGTATCTATTACTATTGTAGTTCCGTTTTGTTTTGTAAATGTGAATTTACCATCGGCAGATGTGTATGTTACATTCTTGATTAATAAGTCTGCATCAGTTTTGCTTTCTTTTCCTGAAAGAGCAGAATTAAGGTCGGTTTGATTTGAAATGCTACCTGTGATGTTACCCCAAGCTGCGCCTGTGCTTGTACCTTCGGCTACTACCCCTGTGTCCACCCAAACCTGATTTTCAACATCCCATCGTTCCCAATGCTTGTTTGTTGCATTGATTCGTGGCACACCATTGGTGATTTCATCTTCTATTTGTTCAGCCGAATAATCCGATTGAAAAATATCTAATTCAGCCATTGCTTTCCTCCTGATTATTTATAATGTTTAGAACTTGCTGAACTGCCACCGTCTTTGGTCGGTAGATAATTTGGTCACCTACCTTACCCACCTCAACCTGTGTTCCCAAAGCGGTGACTTCCTCAATTAGTTTTTCTTTGTCTATTAGCATTATTCTTCTCCGTAATACAATATTGCGAAACCATCAGAACCTTTACCACCGGCAGAGCCGTTGCCACCTCTTACTACTGCATCGGTAAGATAGTTAGCAGGAATTGTGTAATCTCGGCTATATGATTGGGATGTCCAACCACATCCACCAGCACCGCCACCGCCGTGTCCACCATCACCTGTATAGCCAACTCTTGCATTAGCTGGTGCAACTGCATCTCCACCTATTCCGGCAAATTGTTTAGCACCGATTTCACCTGTTGATGATTTATCTCCACGAATGCAGTTACCACCATTTGAGCCGTAAGCTGCACCACCGCCACCACACGGAGCAATTAATCTTTGGTAGTTATAAAAAGCCCCTGAATAAACAGCCAACATATAGTTAATCGGGCTACCACCTTGATAGGTCACACCATCATAGGTCTTGTTTTCTCCGTAACCACCATTGTCACCGCCCGTGACTTGTATCCACTCATCTTGCTCGGTTTTGTCATGTGGGAAGTTTAATGTCCAACCAAGTGAGTGACCACCTTTTCCACCAGCATAGCCATCAGTTCCAATCTGCCCATACACATCACCACTTACAAGATCGGTGTAAGGTGCGGTCATTTGGGAAGCCCCAACGGTTGTGAAATCACCAAATGTTGAATCACCGCCTGCTGAACCCATAGCCCCATTGGACACACCGCCTGCGCCGCCTTCTCCCATTGAACAGTTATATGAACTTGCTATGGAGAAAATAACACCTGTTACAAACTTACCTCTTGTGCCTGCCACACCACCATTGCCGCCGTTTCCACCCTCTGCACCATTCAAATAGTTAGGTGCATATGGGGAACTTTGACCATTGTAGCCAGCTTGACCGCCACCCATTCCACTGAACAGCACTAACATTCCAGCCTTGCCAACTGCATCAGGGCATTTGGTTGATACATCGTACACACCGCCCACTACATCTGATGCCTTAATCAGCACGCTATGAGTGAAAGAGTTGCCCAGGTGATTAGGTTGCCAATTCGTAACAATCTCACTTGTGGCTTTGAGAGTAGATGATGCATTGATGTCCATATCTTTGATATAGCCCTCAACAACATCCCCGAACTTGTCCGTAATTTTGACCTTATCCATCGGACTTTCATCAGTAATCACATACGATGCATTTATCCTTTGAGCCTGACCATAATATGCAGCCAACCTCTCAAGGACATTAAGAGAATTGAGTGCCGTAACCAATGTGTTATCGGTTATGCTGACTTCTTTTTCTTCACCATCATTAAGGTTGTCCTTAACAATTTCGGTTTGGGTATGGATGTACTCATTGCCGGTCAAAATCCCTGTGCCGTTAAGCACTGCATGATTGCAAGAATGTTCTCCTGTGAAAGCAGAGCCATTCCACTGCAAGTTGTACATAGGCTGGTTAAAGGTAACAACCTTATTAACAACAGCTACCTCACTATTGGAATACAGGGTGGTGCTACTTCCACCTGTAATATAGTGGTGTTCAATTACAACGGCCCTGGTAGCTTTATCCTCATAGTCATACGAACCATCATTGTAGGTCACTGCATTTTGGATGCGCTTTTCGGTTGTAGGTACATTGTATAAAATGTGCATTTTGCCATCAGCTTGTTTGAGGATTGAAGCCCCGCAGGCATTTAGGCACATCTTTAAATTATCTCTGCAACTTGCTATTGGCAGATAACAATATATTGATGATGCTGTACTTCCAGCTTCGGTGCTTGAAACATCGGCATCAATTACATAATCGGTGTTTTCCACAAACCCACATTTACTGAAAATCTCCCGAAGAATAGCCCCATATGTTCCCTGATACATTCCACCGAAATGCTTTACGGAATCCATCAGCCCAACAGCCGACATCGTATCAATCTCATATTGATATTTCTTATGCCCGTTTACATAAGCCGTTGCGACCTTAACAATTTTACGAAGATAGGTCTTTCTCCAAAGCACATTGTTTACATAGATGCGAACTGCCGTACCTCTTGAAAGGCTCAACATATCCACATAGGTTTTGTTGGTGCAGAATATCTTGTCATCAGTTGTTTGGATGGCTTCATATCCTCTTGGAGCAAAAGTCTGCCCATCATATTGTGCATAGATTACAACAGGTGTTGACTCATCAATGGATAAATCTTCCCCGATTGCCGAGTTGGAGTTTATACCACTGATGCTCATAATCTCATTGTGGTTTATGGTTATTTCATTACCAATTTCAATCCTATAATTATTCATAGGCTATACCTCAATAAGATGGATTGTTACACCACCCCAAAGTCCTGTTGCGCCTTTATTAATCAAATAACTTGCAGGAACATTGGACATATACATTGTCTTGGTTACATTTGTTCCCCTCGGAGAAGGATATGTAACACTCATTTGCCCTTGATTGTTTTGAGTAGGCTCAACCAATGTGAGCAGCGCACTCAACTCTGCTGATGTCAGTGGTCTGCAAGTGATTTCAAGTTTATCTTTCGTAGTCACAAAATCCCTGATCATGTTTCCATTCAGTGATCTGCCCGAGTTAGCGCCATCCACATCGTTCCGTGACCATTTCAGCCCTTTGAAAGCAATTAGGTTGGAGATATCCGTACCATTAATACTTATCGTAAACATACCTTATACCCCCTGCACTAAACTTCCACCAATTGTCCTTGCACCACGCTGGGAAGCCTTGTAGATTTCTCTATCCCCAATCTTGATGCTCGGAACAGGCTGATTATTGATTGTTGTGATGATGTTGTTGGCTATCTGATAAATCGCACTAACTACATTTTCGTTGGCACTTGCCAAACTCATTGCCATTTGGTCGGCATTCATAACACCTGTGCGACCACCGATTGTTCCTACTAATTCAGGGCCACTTTCTCCGGCTATGAACATTGAGCCTTCGGTTGGATAACCGCCGTTGGCATATAACTTTATTTTGCCTGTTGTGGGATCGTAATACGAATCAGCAATTGACATCGTGCCGGATATAGTTTGTGAGTTATCAAGCCAAGATGGTTTATTTGCAGTTGATACCTGAATAGGCCCAACTGTTTCGGGTATTGAACCTTCACCACTTAAAACCTTTGCTGACAATTCATCGGAAAGTTTGGCATCCCTAACTATCCAATTAACCATTAAGCCAACCGTCAATGTCATTGCCACACCACCGGCAAGAAGATTACCCGATGCAAGAAGAGTAAGAGCCGTAGCCCCTGTGAGTTGGATTGCTTTTTCAAGCATATCTGCCATCTTCTTTTCAGTGAATCCAAACCTGTCTTGTAATTCAGTGCTGTTAATTAATAATGAAAGTCCTAATCCTATTGTTGCACCGAGAACTGCACCGCCTGGGCCACCAACCGCAAAACCAATAAGCCCACCAAGAGCCATATTCAAAGCATCACCTACTTGAGCAAGAACCGATGAGTCTTTGATTTCCTCTGAAATTGTCGGCGCTAATTCTTTGATTGCGAGAACAAGTCCAACGGCTGTAAGTAACGATAAACCACCTGATGTTGCTACTGCACCAGCACCCAAAGATGTTTTTAAAGCACCAAGAACCAATGCACTGATAACTGCACCCTTTACAAGTATTTCAGGCTCAATCTCGTCTATATTAAGTTTGAGTTTTACATTAGCCACCATTTCGGCTAATTTTGAACCAACCGATTCAAGTGGAATATCATAGTAAGCAAACATATTGCTGTAATCTGCCGTATTGCCATTCAGCTTATTAAGTTCGTCAAACCCAAGAATTGACCTTTGGGCCTGTGCGAACTCTTTTGTGGCAGTAGTACATACCCCTAAATACTTGGCTTCACCTTTTAGTTTTGCCGAGAAAATAGAAATCTGATTGCTTACTGCAACAAAAACGGCAGCCAATTTTTCCACCAAAGGAATGACTACATTCTCAATGAGAGGTGCAATTGCCACCGCTAACGAATTCTTCATTTGTAGCAGGGCTGTACTCATACGATCCATAGAGGCTGCGAACTTGCCATCACCAATCTTTGACCACTGATACAGGTTCTTGATACCCTCGGAGAAACTTTGGGTGATACCTTTTATTGCCGTTCTCAAAAGCCTGTATGTAGCAATTCGTTTTAGGCTGCCCCATAACTCACCGATTTTGCCTGTGGTTTTCTTTGATACATTACCCAAATCCTTGATAGACTTGGATGTTTTATCAATGTCACCTTTAGACTTGGCTGCGCCATTTACGGACATCGTAATTTGTATATCTGCTACGGTTATTGTGTTTGCCATATTAAACACCTTTATTATTTATTGCCCCAATTTGCACCCACCTGAACTAATTGTTTCATCCAGGCATCAGCAAATGCGACATCATTGTTGTCTGCCTTATTCTTTTTAGGCTTCGTAAACTCATAAGGTTTAGATGGATATGAAACCCTTTGAGCATTCCTCTTTGCAAAAGCATTGGCTATTGCCGTGAAAGTAGCATCAGCCACATACATACCTTGCAACCAAGCTTGCTGGTTAAACCTTTCTTGTTTCCACCTGTCAGCCTCTATGTAATCAAACGGGGCAAATATGTTGCCGAACCAATATTCCTCTCGGCTCATACCAAGAGCCATTAGTATTGGACATTCCCGTTCAAACCTATCGGCAGCAGACATCGGTAGCAGGGATTCTACATCTCCACTACCGTATCTGCGTTTTTTCCTATATCCTCATCATCAAGGACACCGAGTAGAGAAGCTTCCTGATAAAGTTCAACGAGTCTTTGAATAACAACAGCCGGAATACCATTTGGGAAAAGTCTTACTCTGATTGCATCTACCTGATTCCTCGCAAGGCTTCTATGGTGCATTCTCATAGCAAAATAGAATAAATCAGGAATAACAATCGTAGGCCTCTGCCCTATTGCATCTACATCAAAACCCTTTGCTTGGGCGGTTACTACTGTATCCCTGTTAAACTCAAGGACATACTCTTCACCATCCTTGTGGGTTAGCTTGATATAATGTAATACATCGTCTTTCATGTCTGCTTTCAAATTACTCATCGTCTTTCTCCTTCAAAAATCTTCTCTATCTATGCTGGTTTATTAGCTAACTGCGGTGCTGACTTTGGTGCGATATACACCGTTGTTTCAGCAGCAGCGCCAACACTTGCTTCGTTAAGGCCAAGAGCCACAGGCTCACCCTGAAAATACACTGCCTTTGAAAGCTTTGGATGGGATACGCAGAACCACATTGCGCTTGAGGATGCCATTGATCCGTAAGCTGGAACTACTGTTCCGTTCCAAAGAGTTTCAAGTTCATCGGTCATATTAGCACCGAACTCAAGAACACCACCAAAGTTCTTCAGGTCTGCGGTGTACTGATAGCAATCAGTTTCATCAAGAGTTGTGATGTCAATTGCGCCTGGAGTTGGATTAAGGCTTGGTATGGTCTTAATTTCAGGAATTTTTGTAAATGTGCCGGATGTTGGAACACTTGATGATGCTGCAACGCAGTATTTAAGCTGCATACCGGCTGTTGATACGCCTTTAGACATTTAAGTTCCCCCTAATTTTGATAAATAATATATGTTTCGTTTGTTGAGTCACCGCTAATCGTAACTTTACGATCTATCTTTGCTTGATAACGAGCCGTAAAACGATAAATAGTGGCATCAGCTATGTTGGGAATAGGATTGAGCATTGTACGGGTAAAGCCCAATGCTGTTATTAATTCATCAGCCTTATTAATGATTGACTTTGCCTCTGCTTTGCGACCACTTGCTTTGTTGGAATACACATTGATTTCAAAGGTCACTGCTGTTAAGTTTTCAATGTTTTCAGTCCTGAAATCTTCTACTACCGAACTTGCAATTTGTTCAATGGTCACGCATGGGAATGACTTTGGCTCGTTGAGGTATTCTCCACTTACCAATACTCCTGGAAAGTTAGTCCGAAGACTTGTTGCGACATTATTAAAAATGTAGTTTTCTAAATCAATCATTTTTTCGGAATCCTTATAGTTTTACTTGCTATGGTTGGCAATGTGTTTATAAGTTCTTGGGCTGTATTCAGCATAAAGAAGTTTGCTGGGATACCATAGGTGTGTGCTATATATTGGCCATCTTGGGTTTCGTATGGGTTTCCATCTTTGTCCATCTTCGCATACCTGATGTCTGATGTCGGGTAATACCATCCATTAGGATCAGCACCTTTCCCCTTGCCGTAGCTTCCGTGTGAGTAAATTGTCACACCACCTGTTGAAACAGGAGCAGGATGCTTCACGGCATTCCTTCTAACACCTGTACCGAACTCAAGCCAAATAGCATTTGCACCAGCAACCACAAAGCCTTGATTACCACTGCGGTAGCCTACTATTGAGTTAAGAGTTTCCCCTGTGTCAATATGGCCAACTCGGTTAATAGCTATGTGTTCACCCTCACTGACCATCGCATCAAGGATTCGTTCTTGGCTTCCCAAAAATTCCTTTGCGATGCGATTAATCAGGTTGAGTGCCTGTTCAATGCCCTTTACCTTAAAGCTAATATCAGCCATCTATCTGCACCTCACGGAGTGCATATTTTACGGAGTTTAGAGATTTGGCAACCCCAACAACAATGTAGTTGTGAGGTATCTTGAGCCAATTGTTGTCAACCCAAGCCCCTGTGCCTGCGACTTTGCAGGAATAAAGGGATGAGCCGTAAACAACTAAATCTCCTATTGAGTAGGCTTTGGTAGATGAGAAAGCCTCAACCTTACCATAGCCCACCCAAGCAATAGATGATTCGTTAATAGTTTCGGTTAAGTTGGAAGTTACAGATGTCTTTGAGTAATTGGCATTCATACCGAACTCATCAACCTCAACACTTCCTCTTGCTGCCGAAACATTATGCTTTGTTGCGATGACATTTCCGTATGTAATGGTGAACTGACCTGTGGCATAGCCATCAGCATCAGTAATTTCCGTTTTGCCGGTCTGCGTGGCGTAATATATGTAGGTCTTGTTTCTATCTAACTCTCTCATAATTTCACCACTTGCATAACCTCACGGAGTAGATCTTCGTCATTCACCGATCCATAAGTACGGTTGATGCCGTTTTCATTATGGGATGTTTCACCTTCAGCACCTCTGCGAAGGATATACCTTGCAGCAAGTTTGCAATGAAGGTAGTCATACTGACTTGGAACACTTGTAACGGTGCTTGGATGACCGAATCCATACATACGATTTAAGATTGTTTCCTGTGCATCAGCGAGGTACACAGCAATTAGGTCACTCGTTGCTTCGGGGATATTCCCCACTAATGTTTGCACAATTGAAGTTTTGTTTAACTCTGACATTTGTTGTTACCCCGCCGACTTAATTACCAAATTAGGAATTCTTCTTCTTGAGCTTAATAGCACCGGATGTTCTATAAAGGTAGCATACTTCGTGCTTGGAAGCTGTGAGGATTGTCTTGAATCTTGTGATATCTCTATCAGCTTCAACAAGAGTATCTCTCTTCATAAAGATACGGAGTGCGCCTGGCTTTACGATATAAGCTGTCTTTGGAGTTGTAAGCTTGTTGGATACGATAACCTGACAACCATATGCTTCACCAACTGCGCCACGAACGAGTCTATCAGCAGCAATTTCGGAAGCTGGAAGCCAATCGGAAGCCTTTCTGAACTGTGTGTAGATTGCAGGAGCAACGATAGTAACCTTTGTTCCGTTTACATCTTCACCGAACTTTTCAAGAGCATCGTTTACATCGGCAGCCCTAACTTCGGTTGTGGATGTTGATGTTTCCCAGCACATTGTTCCTGAAATGGAATTGAGAACTGCGAGAACTTCGTTATCAAGCTTGTTTGCGATAGCAAGTGTAAGCTGATATGTTGCTTCACCGATAGGATCACCTTTGCCGGAGAGAACTGCTTCATCAGTAATTTCTACGCCCTGTGCGATCTTGTGAATCTGGCAAGATACCATAGATGCATTGAGAGAAACGAGAGAAAGCTGTGAACCTTCTGCAAGGACATCAGCATCACCGATATAACTCCAAGAAGGTAAGTTGATTGTATCTCCAGGGATACCAACGAGAGTGTTGTCAATTGTGCAGAGAGGTGCGAATACCATGTTGTCGGTAAGCTTCTCGTCAATGAAATCTGCAATGACCTGCGGATTGATTAAGTTTTCAAGTTTAGTTGTTGCCATTTTTATACCTCATTATCTTTTGGTAAATTGAGCATATTGTTCAGGATATTTGCTTTGGAAATCTATCCTTTCAATTACACTCATATTCTTGAATTGTTCGGCTGTAATTGTTCCATCACCGCCACCCACCGAACTTGGCTTTGGTGTGTTTTTAAGGATTTCCGCATTGAGGTTTTTATCGTGGACTTCAAGGAATGCCTTGATGCAACCGAATACCTTTGGGAAATCTGATTCAACCATTGCTTCGGCAGATTCTCTTGCAAGGGCATTTTCAAATCCTAATGAAAGAAACTGATTTGTGTGGTCAGATATTGCTTTTTCTTTCTTCAGGGCTTTCAGTTCATTGAGCATAGATTCGGTTTCTTCCTTGCGCTTGGATTCAGCCTGTTCTTCGGCGCTCATACGATCCTGTAACTGCTTCTTGTATTTAGAAGCATCAGCACTTGCGTTTGTGTTTGCCTTACGAAGTTTCTCGTTTTCATCTTTCAGGGCTTTAAGTTCCTGTTTGATTAATTCAAGATCATCATTGGTTGTTTCGGCTACTGCCGTAGTTTTGGTTTCGTTTTCCATTTTGTTCTCCTGCGTTTTTTAAGTTCTTCTCTGAACTATGTTGCGATTATTATGGTTTTCTCTAACCAATAAAAAGGGTTGCCCCTATTTACCTTTGTTTTGCTCTTCCCAATAGAGCATCATATTGCTGCCTTCTCTACCATAGTTGTAGTAGTAGAGAGGTTTAAGGATAGATGGGAGTGTCATATAGGTTCGGTCATCTAAACCGACCTTACCAAGCACTCTCTTCATCCACCTATCATCTTCAGCCGGTTGTCTTTCATCAAAATAGATGTTTTTAACAAATGACCTTTTGAAGAGATATTGCCAAACCATTGAGAAATAAGCCCAATAGTATTTTGTGTGGTCAAACTCCACACGGATTATGTTAGCTTTGTTTTGATAAGCAAAGTCTAATGCGGTTTTAATGGCATCGTTCCCGATGATCCAATCATCACCATCCATAAACCAAATGTATTCCCCTGTGGCAAAGTCCATTCCTAAATTACGGGATAACCCACAAGAGTGATAGTCGGCTTTGAGAATGGTACACTTCAGCCCCGATGCCTTGATAACTTCTTCGGTGTTATCTTCACAGGCATCCAACACGAATATGTATTCGGCGGTATATCCACCCAAGTCCTGTGCTTTAAGTGATGTGAGAAGCGCTTTGATAAAATTCTCAAGGTTGTGACAGGGAACAACCACACTTATGTTGTAATTGTCCATTCGGTCAGTTTCCTTTCACTTTTAGCAAATGGGTGATAACTTTTTCCTCTTAAATCAGTTCGGCAATACTCACAAAGTTTGCAGGGCTGATTGAGAAACTCAATAATTTCTTCCCTTGAATGAGTGAATATGTCTATGCCACATTCGGATTGAGCCACCGGCAAATACACTTGAATAAAGTGGTTTTGAAAGGTGCTTATATTTCCTGCTATGCAGCAAGGGTACATTCTGCCATCCTGGAAGAAATACCATTTATTTTGATGAAGGTCACAGCCATCAAACATCTGCTGCGAATTATTGCCACCTTTAAGGTCAAGGCTGATGTTGTATAGGTTGCCCTTTTCGTGTACCGACCACTTTTTAAGGTTGTAAAGAAAACCTGTTTCCTGTTCCTCAATGTGGTAGTTGGACATTGTGACTTCTATGTTCAAGTTATTCAGTTCATCCACATATGGCTTGAGCCTGTGAGCCAACAGCCCATTGGTCACCAGCACCACATTTGAGTTTGGAAAGATGTGTCTTGCTATCCTGCAATACTCCATAAACTCGGGATTCAGCAGTGGTTCACCACCCATCAGCCGTATGGTTCGGATATCATCAATATCTGCCAACCTGAACATTTCCCGCCTGAACTGATCTATATTTTTGTTTCGGGCCATAGCCAAACCACTAAAGTGTGAACACCCTTTGCAATGCAAATTGCAATGGTCGGTTATGTGGGTTTCTATGTAATCAATCATTACTTCACATCTTTCACAATGTGAGTAAGCCAATCACTTATTGACATTGATTCAATTCGTAAACCCTTTGTAAAAGCATTGGTACGGCACAGGTAAGCAATCTCACCAATGCGCTTGATATTGCACTCTTTCCAGGTCTGACCGAACTTTGTATAGAACCTCTTGAACTCATGTTCAGCTTTATGTACCAGCTTGGCATTTTCAGGTTCAAGACATTCGGGCTTCATAAAATCGTAGTAGCTGTCAAGCACCGTCTTGGCTACCGAGTCCATATATTCGGAGATATAGCCTCTCTTCTCAAACTCACTGCAAGTTGCCATGCGTGAGTCCATAAGGTTTTTATATGTTTTGAGAAGGTAGTTGGATGTGTCTTTGCGAACAACACTATTTCCGTTCCACTTCCAAATATAGAATGGGGTTTCAATTACCTTTGGGCTTTCGGAAACCACATGGGCTATGCTGTTGAAATAGCCATCTTCGTGGATGTACAGCTTTTCATTCCAACGGATATTGTTATCCACAAGGAACTTCTTATTGAAAGCCTTGCCGTGAATAAAGGTGATATCCTTATCGTGACGGACAAGCTTATATTCATTGTTGATATATGCTTCTTCAATGAATGTGCTGGCTATGTAGTCATATCCCTCATTCATTGCCGAGAACACAAGTCTTAAACCCATATTGTTCAGGAACATATCATCGCAATCGCAGAACATTATGTAGTCTGCATCGGTATGATCCATCGCATAGTTTCTTGCTTTTGAAACATTGCCCTTTGGCATAACCATGTATTTGAGGTTTGGAAGGTCAAACTTCTTGAGGAAAGGTTCACTCAATAGTCCTTCTTCACCATCATTTACGATAGTCACATAGACATCATTGATGTTGATGCCCTGCTGGATCTCAATGCTTCGTAAAAGCGGTTCACACACCTCTTCGGGTTCGTTGTAGTGTGTGATACAAATACCTAATTTCATCACTTACTCCTTACTGTTCTAACTTTATGGAACACCGGCAATTGCAGTTGTTTTCAGGAAGGGCAAACCCACCTGGATGCAATGCGTGGTCACCATCATAGGTGTAGAACTCATCATCAATTCCAACTTTCATACCTTCAAGATAGGAGTGTGTATCCCTAACCCTATCATCCAGCATAGTTTCCCAAGTTTTGTATTTCGCACCGGCTCTCTTGCCAGCTTGCAACACTCCTGCGTTATAGTCACGAATTGCCTCGGTATCTATAACCCTTTGGATGCTTGGGATGTCATCCTTATCTATATATTCGTCTATTCGTTGGCCTACATCTTTGCCAGCCACCTTTTTAAAGATGGTGTTAAACATATCCTCGGAATCAATCTCACCGATTTCTTTTCCTAATGAAAGCCATGCATCCTGATTTCCAAGTCCATAAGCCAAAACGAGCAGTTCGTATATATCATCTTTGATTTGTTTGGAAGGCATAAAAACCAATTCCATTTTGAGTTTTTCAATTTCGTCAAATAGTAACTTCGTCATTCTCTTTCAGTGGCTCGGCAGGAGTCTGCTTTGCCTTATTACTCTCATACCACTCAAGTCCACGCTTTGTGGCATCTTCGGGATCAGCAAACAATCCGCAAACCACATAAGCATCAATCGGTGCAATCTTTTCGTTTTGAAGCATAGATACAAGCACCTGTGATTTGGAAAGAATGTCAGCATAGTTTCTTCTTGTGAACTTAATCGTTACATCTGAAACCTTGAGGTTAAAATCGGTCAGGCGGTTGCAAATACGAAGCACCAACTTGAGCATTTCCTGTTCGGCTGGAATAAAGGACAACTCCCTTTCCTTTGCTCTTGTTTCAGCGCCCTGCCAACCATTCTTGAAGATTACAGCCCCATTGTTGCTGCTTTCGGAAGTGTTGCCGTCACCCTGTGAAGGCATACCAACAATCTTGAGCCAAGTGGATTCAAGGCTGTCAATGAGTGTCTGGGTTTGGGTTTGGTTAAGCTGCTCGGACATTTCCTTGACATCAGCTTTGTTCTCACCAATGCTCTTGAGGAACAGCACCCCATTCTGCCTGATGAGTGTTGGATTAATTTCATTACCATCCTCATCTTCACCGAGTGTGCAATTGTAGAAGACAAGTAAACTCTGAATAAACTGATCTATGCCATCAAGTCGGTCGGATTCAGTGAGATTCAGTGCATCAAGTATTGGAAGCACAACCTCAAAAGAACCAAGACGGGCCGTATTTGCCGGATATTCAATGATTGGAATAGCCCCAAGAGTATGATGTGAGGTGTACACCAACTCACTTGTCTGCCATCCTTTTATTTCAAAATAATCGGTCTTGCTGTATGCATGAAGGAACACATTTCCGTTTGAATCAGTTGTGTAGCAGCAACCGAGAATAGGCTTTGGTGCTATAGAATGGTCATAAACAACAAAGGTAAATCTTGGATCAAGCGTTTCTATTTCAAAAGGTGCTTCATCTTCTTCACCGAAAGTATCAGGCATTACATAGCGGTATGATGTTCCGCAGATTTCCTGCCAATTAACAAGTTCCTTGTCCTTTGCAGCCTTACCTTCGGAGAACATCCATCCGTTCAACTTACTGATATTCTCAATAATGCTGTCATTAACATTCCTTGAAACATACTGAATAGGCTCACCAACCAAATATCCTGTTTTGAAAGAAACAATTTGATTAGCCCTGTTCTCCACAATCCTGTTGCAGATTTCAGGTCTTACTTCCTTTGTCCTGTAAAGGATAGGCTGGTCACCCTTGTAGTAGTTGTAGAGATATTCAATCTCATCTTTGTTGATAAGATGCTCAATGTATGCCTGAGAAACAACTTCCAATACATTCTCTGCATTGATGTATGCTTCATCAGTGAATATCTGATGCCTGCCTGTTAATGTTCTTGTGTATTCGCTGTTTGCCATTGTTTTCACCTATAAAAAAAGACCCCAAGAAGAGGGAATATCCCTATCTTGAGGCCGTACATTGCCTGTTACACCGCAGCGTACATCCTGCGAGTCTTAACACAGTATTCAGTTACTTTATTTTCTCACTTGATTTAAGTTTCCGTGTGGTCATCTTTTCAACGCACACAAGCTGTTTACCATCGGATTTAGGCTCAATATGAAGTTCCACCATACCTTCGTTGGCAAGAACCACATTGATTGAATCAAGTATTTTGTTGTAATCTCTTATCTCAAATGCCATTGTTTTAAAAGGATGCCGACACTATCCTCTGTCGGCTTGAGGTGTAGATATTTTCACGAAAGGATGGATTAATTGTGGGGAAAAAGAAACCACAATCTATCTCTTATTAACATATGAAAGCACCTCAAGTCAATATACACATAAATATTGAAGGCTGTGTATATTAAAAACCAAGCGTTCTACGGCTTTTAATGGTAGCCACCGTACTGTCAAATCCTTCAACCAAATCTTCCAGATCAGCAAATGCGTCCGGCACATCATCATGCTTATTTTTCCCAGCCATTGTGTAGCCCGTGAGCATCTGCATGGCGGTGCGGTATTCCTTGTCGGTCGGGTATAGGGATTCATCCAAGAATAAGCAATGCTCCTTGACCCACCCTGATGCCACGATGATTCGGGTGTCTTTATTAGCTTGATTCCATTTGGTTGTGACTTTGGTATGACCACCTTTAGCTTTGACCTTTTCCTGAACATTCTTGGCAAAGATTGTGCCGCCTCGGTTAGATTCAAACCTTGCGATTTTTACCCTGTGGTTTATAAGAGTATGCACCAATCTATCCTCAATGATATCGGGTTTTCCATTATCGCAAATGATCTTGGCTATGTAGTAGTCTTGGCCATATTTATAAGCAATCGGCATAACACAGTAGTCATCACCCTGCTCTTTAGTATCACATACTGAAATAATCGCATCGGGTTCAGTGTCGGGAAGTTCAAAGTATCTGCGCAGTTCGGTCGGGGCATATAGCTGTCCTTCTCGTTCAATCGGCTCGTTCATATACAACGCTCTCCAACTCGCATCATCCATAATCTCACGCTGTTCGTGGTATTGTTTGGTAGAAAAGCCAAGCCCATAAGGATAATCAAAGTTGGATTCATCATTTTCATTGAGAGCAGCAAACTTAATAAACTTGGCTGTTGGGGAATCACCAAAATCTGTTTCCAGCCTGCCAATGACATCGTGGATAGACCAACGAGTTGCAATGTGCAGTTCTTTGACAGCATTACCTTGCTTTCTTTGACGATAGTCAGTTGTGTATTGTTCCCAAAGTTTGTCTAATCTTTCCTTATTCATAGCCGTTTCAATGCCATCTACAAGGTCATCGCAATACAACAAGTTTGTGGCCCTTACCTTACCAGCATTTCCCGAGCCTATTGAAGAGAACTCAAAGGTTTGGAAACGCTTGGGCTTGTCTAAATCCAACCTCAAAGCCTTTGCATTTGTTCCGGCAATCTTTATCGCAGGGAATATCTCACGCCAAAGGTATTCACCTTGAGGATCAAGCATTCGGTTTATTTCATCATAGACACCTCGCAAGAACTCGTTGTTGTGGCTTCCCCCTAAAATAGTCAGTTCGGGATGGCGCAGACCACTCCAAACCATAAACATAATAGCTATGGTTGTCTTGCCAATTCCAGGCGGTTCGGAAATACACAACAAGTCAAGCTTATTGTCCTCAAGTTGTTGCATTGCCTCTACCACAGGCAGCAATTGTTTGCGCCTCGGCTCATAAAAGCGCTTGTCCATTGGTCTATTCCACTCGGCATACCTGATAGCCGAATCAAAGTCCACAGGGGCATCAAAAAGTAAACTGCGCCTGTACAAATCTTCTGCTTTTTCATCACCATTTTGTTGCAAAAACTTGAGTGCAAACTTACGAATGCGTTTGCAATAAAAATGAGCAAGGTTTCGGTTGTCCGAATCGTAAATGGTGCGCCCATCAACTTCAACAGCCCCATCCAACTCCAACAGCCTGACCAACTCAAAGGCATCCAAAAGCATTGAGAAATCAGGGAAAGTGACTAATTTGTCATCCCCGAGGATGCCACGAAGCACCCCGGCCTTGCTTTTTACACTATTATCAATCATTTTGTCAAACCCCCTCTTGAAACACCACGAAAACGAACACTATTTTAACTCCAAAAAAACCCTTCAAAGTATCGGCTACACCCCTTTTGTCATTTTTTTTGAAAAAATCGTCACGAACATTGCAGGCTGATAACACAGGCAAACCCATTGGAATTGCAATGGTTTCAAGGAAAGTGAAGATTTCAACATTGCATCAATCTCTTCAATCCAACTGCAAGCTAGTAACACCATTCAAGAATTATAAAGAATTAAAAGAATTATTGCGCTTTCGCAAAACTGCGCTCACGCTCCGCTGCGCTGCGCTCACGCTTGTTTGCGGCGCAATCACCTTGCTTTTGAAAAAGGAACTGAAAGTGCCAGCCAGGTGTATTGGAAATCCGTGGGGGAAAAGTCGGACGATTCAGCCAAGCCCAGACGATTGGTCTTTTTCAAGGCAGAGTAACTGGCCAGCAAGAGCTGGCGGTAACCTTAATCTTTTTCAAGGCTTACATACAAAGTATTTTGAAAAAGGAACAGTATCGGCCCGCCTTACTTGGCTTATCCCCACAAGTGTATTTGCGGCCTTACTGATCTTTTGGGGTAGACCGATTTCCCCCAAGCCTGTGGTTCTTCTGCTCCAAACCATTGGCGCTCACCCACTTGTTGTAGCGGTAATAAAAAGCCGTGCGTGATCCACCGAACCTCTGAACAGCCTCCACCCCTGTGATGCGCCCATTATAAAACTCAATCGCAATCTCCTGCCATTCTCGGTCATCCGCACAATGCTGCTTCTTTGCGCCCCACTCTTTCCCACGCTCTTTAGCCGCAGCTATCCCTTCAGCCTGCCTCTCCAAAATTATCTTTCTTTCAAAATCCGCAAACGAGGCCATCAAATGAAACATCAGTTCCCCTGTGCTTGAACTCAAATCAATGTTCTCCTTCAAACTCACAAAGGTCACGCCCTTATCCTTCAGCCCTTCCACAATCTTGCACAAGTCCATCATGTTTCGGCCCAACCTGGATAACTCCGTCACATACACCACATCTCCAGCCTTAACAAACTCCAGCATCTCCATCAGCGCCGGTCTATTAAACGCCGACTTGCCACTTCTCTTCTCACTAAACACCTTGTCAATGACCAAGCCCCTCTTCCCAAACGCATCCATCTGCCTGTCGGTGTTCTGCTCCACCGTACTAACCCTCACATACGCCACATTCATAACTTCACCATTCCTTTCTTGGGCCAAACAACACACCTTCGGATTTCCGAGTCACTTGCCTGCCCCAATCTTTTCCTTTCCAAACAATCCATTTTCATCAGGCAACATTCACCGCCGCCCCTGTGTCCTATTATCCCCCCTATATAGCATACTTGTCAAGGGGGCTTTGGAAGATTTTTTCACCCCGTTGGCAACTTGGGTACGGCGGTCAACTCACCCCCCACCCCAAAAATCGCCAATTTGGGTACTTTAGCGTGGGGTTATGACAAATTGTACCAATGAGCCAATAAGTATCTTCAAATCGGCTGTTTTAGGGATTAAACGGGTATTTGTGACTATGCTACATACCCGCCTTTTTGTTCAAAGGGGGTTTGGAGGGGTAACCAAGCCCATTTTCCCACTTCCATTTTTCCCCTGGGTAGGTAATTTTTACCAATAAAAGAAACGCCTGAACCCGTTGTCAACTGATCCCACAGCTACAGCCGGACAGGGTCAGAACGCCTGATGAAATAAAGCTTTTGAGGTGTCCTATAAGCATACTATATAGTTGTGCTATATATCCTTAACTTAATAGCACAGGGGTAGGCATCAACTATTAGTTTAGGCTTAAACTATTGGTTGATAGTTACCGCCCACCCCAGCGCCCAAACACCCATAAACCCATATATGCAAATATGCACAATATAAGTTATAAAAATGTGCAATTATGCACATATGCACATAGGCCATAAAATACCCCAGCAGGACACAAAAGCCACCTGGAATATATATAAATGTTGAAAATGTGGTTGACAATGCGTTAACTATGCAATAAAATAGTAGTGTACTATTATGTTAATAGTATATAGCACATAAGGTTGCTGTGATTGGTAGATCACCGCAGTGGTTAGAAAAGGATGGTTAAATATGGTTATTAGAAAAAAAGATGGGTTGATTGTTGATGGGTTGACCAAAAGAACGGCGCTAACGGTATCAGGGGCGCTGAAGGACGCTGGCGTCAATGTCGGGATCTATTACGGCAGCAATGAATACACATTGATTGTTAATGCCACTTTAAAGGCTTTAAGAAACAATCCGATGTATATTAAAAATGTCAATTACAAGGGCAATAAAAAGCTGGTCAATAATGATGATGTAAAGTACATAATATGGAGTATTCCCGCTAAAAAAACATGCCCGAACGCGACTAAAATGTGCATTTTAAGTTGCTATGCAGACAAGGCCGAACGCATGTACCCCAATGTTAAAAAAAGCAGAAAACAGGCTTTTGAAATATCGCAACAGGACAATTTCACCGACCGAATGATTTACACTTTAATGGTAGAGATTTATTGCACAAACAAGTATAACAATGTCAAGCAAATAAGATATCGTATCCATGAGTCGGGCGATTTTTATAATCAAACTTATACGGATAAATGGATGGGGATAATAAAATATATGCAGTTTGATAGGCGCATTGTATTTGACCTTTATACAAAGTCACTGCTGTACTTTGAAAAGTACAATGCCATTGATGGTATATTCGGATATGAAAATATAGCTTTTAAAGCGTCCGTTTGGGCCGATACCCCCGAAAAAATGCTGGCGCTTATTAAAAAGCACGGCTACAGGGTATACACGGCCGACACGCCCGAAAACATAGCCAAGGTTATAAACAGCAATAAAAGGGCGTCAATGTGCGGTTGTTCGGACTGTGGCAATTGTGGAATGTGCGTGGACAATAATATAAAGCTGTTGTTGTGTGCAATACATTAAAGGGGTGCAGGCTATGAAAAAATACAAGATTAACCTAAAAAAACATAGATTGTTTTATATATGTGTGTTGTTTGCGGTTTTGTGCATTGCCTTAGAATGGTGGGTGATTGATACCTTGCCGGAACACAGCAAACCGGCAACGGCTGAATATGTTCAATATACATCTTTAAAATAATATAAGCCTGTGGGCGCTGGTCAGTTAGGTCAACGCCCATACACATATATTATTGTTTGGTAGTTAAAAAGGTGTAAAAAATGACCATAGCAGAAAAAAAGCGCTTGTTATCCCTGCATGGCGTGGATGTAAAAATTGAGGGTAAAAAAATATCGGCTTATGAGATCTGGTCCTCTGTCAAGATTTCGGACAGTAAATTTGAGAGATTTACTTCCTTGCTACGCAGCTATATGAGCTTTCTCACATAACATGTAATAATATAGATTTTCATATACACAAGGCG